GATACGGTGTATGCTTCGCTGCTGACTAGAACTACATCTAACTCACCCCCGTGAAGATAATCCTGTGACATTGGAGGACTGCCTCAGGGACTGCTAGGTTTTACCCGTTTGCGTTCAGTGCATCCTCTCACAAAAATCGTCAAAACCTCCTGCACCCCCGCAAGGGCGGGAATATCGGTCTTCTGGGATAGAGTATTGTTTGGCTTTGGCCTTTTGCAAATACTTGTCAGCTATTGGCGAAGTTGCCAATACTACAGTTCCAAAATCTTCCTGCATCATAGCAGGTACGGTGTCAACTTTTTTAGTCATGGTAATCTGTTGTGAACAACAGCAACTTTTTTACGGTGGTTACCAAATCACCGGTTAAAACTCAGTATCATACCCTAAATTTCTTTTACCGCCTCTGATTCCTCTCACGAAAGAAGAACGCGGGTCCGCTTCTCCGCTTACCGCGTCGTAGTCAGGATCATTATAAGTATGGTCGGCAGGGAACATCCGTAAACGCCCGCTAGTTAAGTTTGGGAAAACATCACGGTTATTGAACCCTGGTCGAGTCAACTCGCCGAAGAACCGCTTATTCTGAATGATCGAATCCTGTAGACCTCTGTCCACCGTGTCCAACTTCATCGAGTAGTATGTCAACGCCCAAGTAAAAGCATCAGTCCGGTCATCGTGCTTAACAAACGGGAACGTCGTTAGCTCTTTTATGAAGGGGTCAATCCATTCTCCCTCGACAAACTTGACTCGGTCAAACTCCATCAAGGGGGCAACGGCTTGCAGGCGAACCGTCTTGGATTTCAAGGGCTTCATCTCCTCAATTGGGATCTTCGCCTCCTTCTTCAGCATCTGAATCAAAGATTGCCCAGATGCCGCCTTTTCGATACAGAGGACTCGGGCGTTGTAGTAACTGTACAGATGCTTCACTTTGGCAATCAAGTCGGGGAAACCGAGCCTCCCTGTGATAATTTCTCGAATGTAGACCTTCCCTGGGAACCTGTGGGAGATCGATGCCACGCAAATAGCCGTCTCGTCTGCCATTTGTTTCTCGGAGAAAGCACAGTCTACTGCCAGCCATGTTAAATCAAACTCCGGACACTCCTGTTTATCCATGCGAGTGATCCAGCTGTCCCTAATGATCTGCCCCTCTGCCGCAACGGGATTACCCTGATACAGAGCAGCAAATGCGAACGACCCCATGGTCTTCTTCTGGGCCATGAGCATGTCCACAGTGAACGCTGTGTTCGACGGCCAATGCGACTCACCGAGATCCCGTTCCAGAGGGTCTTTCTCCCTTTGCTCCGCAGTTTCGATAAGACCGGCAATGTTTACCCAACGCCAACCATTTGGGTTTTCCTCGGCGTCATATTCCCCATCTGCCTCTACCAGAACACCATGCAGGTCATGCTGGTGGAATCGCGTAGCAATCACCATCTGACACCAGTTGTTGGTGCGTCGGGTACTGGCTTGCTCGCCCCACCACGACTCCAATGCTTCCAGAGCAGCCGTAGATGTGGAATCTTTGAGCGGGTCGTCCACAATCATGGCACCGACACCCGGACTCGTAATATTTGTTGTTCCCGCTGTAAATCCGGTAAGTACCCCGCCAACGGAGGTGGGAAGAATGTATCCTCCTCCTAACATATCATATTTCGAGTCCCTGGAAAAACCTTTCCAATCAGGAAATATTCTACCAAACTCCGGGTGTTTCAAGTACCCGATGGCATCTTTATGAAACTTACCCGAGAGTTGTTGTCCGTAAGATGCGATAATGTGTTGAGTTTGTTGATCACGGCCTAGGAGCCACGCGACAAACATCGACGCAAGCATCGACTTACCGGATCGCGGTGGACACGACACAATCAAACGCCGATAGCGTTTATTAGCCAGATCTTCAAATGCTGAGGCAATCACCTCGTGAAAGGCGACAACTTTGAGGTCGCCCTTCTTCATGATATCGGCAAACGCCAGAAAACAGTTCTGGGCTGCCATATATTTGTACTCTTCGATAACGGAAGCCGGAGCCTCCATCACAATCAATTCTTGAATGCCGCGAATGTATTTTCGCCAGGTGCTGTGTTCGTCGAGCAAACTGGCTTTAGTGATAATGGGTCGCATTTTAGAAGTTTGAGATACGCTTCAGAAGTTCTTCGACCTTTCCGTCGTACTCCTTTGCTAGCTCCTGCTCGGAAGGAGCTTCCTTGGCGGTAAGCAAGACGATGTCTTCCGTAATTTCCCGATGGGCTTTTACCGATGCTGTGAAAATCTGAACCAAGTCCCGAGTAGAGCACTCAGACATTTGATCTTGAAGCAGACCGATGGCTTCGTTGGCAACTTTCAGAGCTTCCTGAGCCAGGAATTCTTTCTGTTTTACCACTTCGTCTTTCCGATCTTCCATTAGTAAAGTCTCCGTTTGCATTTTGCACATCCGCCACGGGGCGGAGGGGGGTTGCCCTTGTAGTTTTGCAAGGACCGTAAGATCCGTTTAGCTAAATCAATATTACCCGCAGCGACCGCGCTGTGGTAACTTTGCCAAAGTTCTTGAGAATTCTGCATTAGCAGGGTGCGACGGGACCTGTGTCGCCGGTGCATGGTAAGCATCCGAGTCTCCACAGAGAGTTGATTTCGGCAAACTCGAAGGTTCCCTCGAGCATCCACCCTTTGCCCTGGGGAGATTGACCTACAAAGTAAAATCTGCCCTTAGGTGTTTGAATGAACACCTCGCGTTGAACACCGATGAGAACACCACCATCGATTGACAATTTGGGGGCGTCAGGATTAAGGGGGTCAATGTATAAGAACTGATACCCTCCGGTCACCACAGCAAAGTCACCAACATTCATGCTCTGGAACCAGCTTGAGTCTTTTGTGGCGTTGAATCCAATGGTGCCCCCCTTGACAACAGTGTTATTCCACAGTTCCAGCGCATATCGAGCCAGTTTTTTGCCTGTGTTGCAATAGAAAACTTCTCGTAAAGGTTCGTCTGTTTCGGCATCAAAGACAGTAACGACCAGGCGACCGTCTTCGGTGTAGTTTTGGTTTGAAAGTAAATAAATCGGTTGACCCAAAGGATCCTCGATAAAGACGCAATCGGGGTCACAAATAAATACCCAATTTCCGCTTTGAGTTACCTCGTTGCTCCAACGCACGCCATAGCACGCATCGAAGTCTTCAGGCGGCTCGTTATCACAGGAGTAAGCGGGAACATAAATCTCGCCAGATGATTCATCTAAGACGCCACCCAAGGGCAACCGGGTTTCTACTCCGAGGCCAGGGAACAGCTGACGGCAGTCCCCACGCTGTACGCAGGGGTCCAATGCCACATATGGCAGAGCCTCTTCGATGAGAACTTGATACTCTTGGGTGTAGGTATATTGAGATTCTTCGGTCAGACCTGTGAATCTTTCGTTCGAGCAAACGAAAGGCTCAATAACTTGGACATAGGCACCGGAGGGAACGGAGCCATTAATTGTCATGAATGCACCAGCCAAAAGCTGAGTTGCGAAGTCATGACCGCTGGAAGTTAGATAGTTTTGGCAAGAAAAGTTGAGCTCAAAAGACAACCTGCGCTCAAACACCATCGGAATGCGGTTCTTGACGATGTTGTTAGCGCCCGTGTAGCGTACTACAATATTATTTGTCTGCTGAACGATTCCTTCGCTGTCAATCGCGTCAGCAAGGCGCAATACATTGACGCTGATCGGAATCAATGGACTCGCAATCAGCGCATCGCATAGAAACTGCTCGATTCTCGTGTAGGTTGAAAGTTCCAAGTTGCCGAGGCTAGATAAGTGGTTTTACCCGGATGCTGCGCAAAAAGAAAGGGAGCCGAAGCTCCCCAGTGAATCAAGCGCCGACAGGCATGATAACGAGGTTGACTGAGGGGATCGCAGGATATGGAGCAGCGGCAGGTTCTCCCAACAGGATAGCGTTAGCGTCTGCGGAATACCACCATGCCTCAATCTGATCGCCAGCCGCAAGAGTGATGATCCAGGGAGTGGTGGCGAGCTGAGCCGCATTATTACCCACGAGGGTCAGGTTGAATGCGGAGTTGGGGACGTTGGTCCCGTTCTTCTTGAACCAGACGTTGATGTCGTCGGTTCCGGTGTCAGTTTTTGCAACTTGGTAAGTAGCAACGATGGTGTAAGTACCGGCAACAGCGGCGGTGATTTGTGTTCCGCCAACAATCGAGAAGTTGTTACTTGCGACGGTGGTGTCGAAAACAGCAGCCTGACCTGTAGCCCCACCGGTGTTTGTCTGGGTCGTTGTGCGGAGGAAGGAGCCATAGTTGGCAGGAACAGCAGCGGAAGTGGTCCAGGTTGGGGCTGCGCCAGATCCACCGGAGACGAGAATCTGACCGGCAGTGCCGTAGGTTGGGGTGGTCCCAACGCCAACAGCGCCACTTTGGTTAATCTGCAGTTTGATGTTGCCAGCGCCGTCAGCAAGAACGACGTTATTGGAAAGGGCTGCTGTCCCGAAATAGGGGCCAACGATGGTGTTATTGCTTCCCGTTGTGACGTTGAATCCAGAGCACACACCTATACCGATATTACCGTTACCGGTTGCGTTTCTTAGTGCGCAAACTCCGATCGCAATGTTGTTGTTGGACGCAGTGGCAGTGCCGAGAGCAGCATTTCCAATTACAACGTTACAGGAACCCGTCGAAAGAGACGCAGCTGTGAAGCTACCGAGAATGACGTTCAAACTACCTGTCGTAAGAGCGACGCCAGCATTGGTGCCGAATGCAGCATTTGCCAACCCCGAGGTCACGGAAAAGAGAGCACTGCTACCAAAAGCAGCGGAGTTATTTGTTGTTGTTACAGCCGCAAGAGCGGCAACCCCAACGGCTGTATTACCACCTCCAGTCGTAAGTGAACATCCCGCTGTAGCTCCGATCAAAGTATTCGATACTCCGGTGGTAAGAGCAGGACCACTGTTGAGTCCTATGGCAGTATTACATGAACCGGTAGAGAGTGTTAAGGAACAACTTCCAACAGCAGTGTTGCCAAAGGATGTTGTAACACATCTGAGAGCAAATGCTCCAACTGCCGTGTTCGTTGCACTTGGGTTTGTGAGGGAGGCTAGAGCGCAAAAACCAATGCCAGTGGCCACCGCAGCGGTACAACCACACACAATACCAGCTCCAGTTGGGGTGGCAGCTGGAACCGCGTTCTGCCAGGCAGTTCCGTTATAGACTTTGAGAATATTGGCCGAAGTATCAAGCCAACCCTCACCACGTGAGTTACCAGCAGAGCCGCCAGGAGTTGAGTTGGGTGCGGCGGTTGATACTTGAATGGGGCCAACTTTGACAACGACGTTGGCGGAGTCTTTATAGTAAAGACCGCCAGTGTTTGCGTCGTAGTTAAGGTCAACCTCACCTAGTGCCATGCTTGCGGGGTCAGGACGCTTTGACGCAGTTCCCGATCTCTTCAGAAGAAAGTTCAGTGCCATGGTTAAAGAGTTAAGGAGTTAAATGGCTTATAGGCGGTTTTACCCGCATACAGAAAAAGGGAGGTCGAAGCCTCCCCGTGAAACGAGTTGTTGGGGCTCAGTATGTGCCAGCGTCCATCGCGGCAACTGAGTAGATAGCGCCTGTGGCGGAATCAATAACAGTTGCAAGCTGGTTAGCGGCAGCCACGGAACTGGTGCTTTTGAGCAGGTCCAGACGAGGGCGCTGCTGAGTAATGGCTTGAGCATTAGCTGCGGACGGGACAGCCGTCGTGTAGGCAATAGCTGCGGCATTAACGGTGAGGTTTGCGGGGTCGATCGTCAGGTTTGTCCAACCGTAGATAACATTGGCCCCGATATCCACCTTGCCAGAACCTTGGTTGCTACCTCCTTGGAAGTATATGGTACCGGTACCGGCAGCGGCTGCAGTGCCCTTGTAGCTGAATCCGGTGCCCCCGAAGACGGCGGAAGTGGCCGCGCCGTTGGCGGTAATACCGGAGGACGCATTATTTATTAGGGTCACGCCACCCGTCTGAAGAATAGAGGCAAGTGTGTTAGAGGGGTTGCGGTACTCTACAGTTCCCGTTAGAATGGAGTGGTACATATTGTTGTTTCCAACACCCTGAAGGGCGTCAATCACAATGTAACCACTTGCCCCAGCAGCGGTCCCGG